GCATATTCTTTGCCGCCGGTCAAATCCCCACTACGCACATACGCGCGTATCGCGCCGTCGCTCATTTTCTCCAGGGCCGCGACGGCATCCTGGTCATTCTTGTTGCTCGCGTACCGCGTTGCCTCGCGCCGTATCGTGTCGGTGTTCTTGCCCCACCAATCGCGCACGGTATTCCAATCGGTGACCAGTTGCTCTGTTCCAAATTCCAGCGCATCAGATTTCATTTGTTCGAGGAACAGGTGACCGTTTTCATGCAGGAAGGATGACGGGTCCGCGTCCTTGCCTAATTTTATGACAGTTTCATGCGCTCTAAATTCTATGCTGGCGCGTTCGCGCTGTTCGTATTGAACTACGTTAATCAGCTTATCGTCGTAGACAACGTAGTTATAACTTTTTTGACTGTGATCTAAGTACCGATTGCCGGCGACACCTTCTTTAGCAAGCGCAAGGGACACTTCCCGACCAGCCCAATCAGCCTTCATATACTTGGCTATTGATCGATACCATTGTTCTCCTGACAGGACATCGACCCCGGCACTTTTAGATGCATCCGTTTGTGGACTCAAATGAGGCGTAATCAATAAGGGATCTTCACTTGGGTCGTAATTAATCTTCTCTTGGATATTTTTGACTGCCTGGATAACCAAATCGGATTGCTGGGTTATCGGATTCGAGAAGTCCAAAAACTGATCGTCTTCTGGGATCTCGACCTCGAACAATCGACCGGGCCGACTTATCTTAATGTCGAACAAATCAATAAGTTTCTCAGCCTCTACAAAACCCTGGTAAAAAAGTAATCCCTGTTCCTTCGCGAACTCAACATCACGTTCATCTCGCCTTCCTCTATTTGCCCACTGGCTAATGAAATACTGGAAACCAACTACAGCCATATAATCGTCTTTGAGAAGAGGAACGTCTATGCCACGATCAATCAGATCTTGTGGTCTATAATCGTCTGGAACCATCATGCCAGAGTCGACCACTTCTTGTTTTAACTTCCCAAACTCTTGCATATCGTAGACCACTTCCGTTTCGAAAGCGTTCCACAACTCCTCCTTTAGTTCAGACGGCGTTAAAATTACACCGTCCCACTCAAAACCGAATTGAGATGCATCCACGGCGGATAAAGTTTCACGGTAAAAATTAGCCACCTCCCACTGGGAGGCGAAATACAGCCCCCAGCCGTATGCCTGCAACCCCTCACCCGTGCCTATTGCACTGGTCGAGAACTTTTCAAATCGATGCGGTGTACCGTGATAGACGGGTTGCAGAAAGACGCCGCTAGGCTCTAACCCCTGCCCTGCAAGGATGCCGGTAAATCTGCTGCCAGTTCCGCTGGGAGATAGTCCAGGTTCAAATCTGGGTAAGCCGCTTTTAGATAGTTCTTCAGAGTAACTGGAATCGAATTCTCCTCCAATAACTCCACTATCGCGTCCTTCCCACTCCGGTGGATTGATACCCCCCGCGTGCTGGACGACCGCATCCCGCGCCTCTTCGATGGTAATTTTGCCATTGCGATAATTATCCCATACTTGCTCTATCGCTTCAATATTAGCCGAGTCTTGTTTGTATGCCGGCGTGAATAATCCTCGCGCTGCTTCCCAGGTTATCGACTGCATTTGCCGCGCCGAAACACCACGTTGACTAGCCGCTAGTCGATAGGCTTCCGCATAAATTCCATACAAGCCTTCGACGCCATTACCTTTATAATTTTTGGCGGCGATCCACTCTGGCGGCTTTTTGCCAACCATAGGAGATGATCCAAAATTGTGGTGAACCTCACGGCTACCGCCCGACAATGGTTGCAGCAACGCCGCTGCAACAGCATGCGTATCGATTGTAACATCTTGCGCGCTCGAATTGGGCGAAAGAATGTTATTAAAGAAATTTCTGACCTTGTGCTTGGCTCCCATCTCTATGGAAATGTTTTCTGGACTTGGATCTAAAATTACATTCACTGCTTTAGTGATTTCCGAAAACGATCCCCATCCTGTTTTCTTTTCCTCACCGACCGGCGTCAGTATACCCATATCATCAATTGGACTTTCAACCGTGCCGCGCGCCCAATCCGCGAACTCACCTTCGGGCGTTACAATTCTATGCCGCCGGTCGTTATAGGTTTCATCATAAATTCGAAGCCAAATTGCTTTGTGCTTGGGGTCAAGCACTTCCGCCAAAGTCTTCCCCTGGATTTCCTTCAGTGCTTTTTTATAAGCCGGAATAATTTTTCCAGGTATTGGCTTACTATTTTTCTTAACGGCAAGCACCGAGTCACGCGCTGCCTTTAACATTGCATCATCAAAACGATGGTTTTGCTGATTGGTCATAATGTCGAGAACACGTTCGCCCAGCGACACATTCATAAACCAATCTTTTTGCGGTGACAGAGATGCCAGCACACCCGCAACAACGCGATCTGGCACGTTGTACTTAACAGACCATTTATCGGTTAATGCCCTGGCACCATCGTACCAAAGACGAGAGCGATCTCGCGTTTCCGCTGGGACGCTATCATATAAGTGCAATAGATTAGAGATTAGATGATTAACAAAATTTTCTGCCAGTTCATCTGACGGTAAATTAGCATCGGCTTGTTTTACGTTACGATATCGTCCGACAATCTCACTCATATTAAATTCAAACGTATTTCGATCACGCTTCATTGTGTCGAGATCGATAGTAAGGTTCTCTGTTAATGGGTCTTCAGTCGCAAACTTAGTTGTCGGTTGCCGTGTACTAATGCGGTCAGGATGTCCTATTAAGTTATCTTTCGTATCAACTTGCTCGAACTCGCGCGATTCCTGCATCGCGGCATCGACCGCCGCGCGGATCTCCTCATTGGTCGCTTCGGGCGTTAGACCAGCCTGATCCATGATCAACTGGAGTTCAGCGATATCGCCTTCATACTCTTCGATCTGCCGCTGTTCATCGAGCGACCTAAACGGCGCACCGCCGATATCAGACTCGATAGCCTCGATCAAAACGTCCTGGCTAACGTAGCCGGTATCAGTTCCCTCGACCGCGTCGAGAATATCTAACTCGCTTTGCACCAGGTCATCAGCGGACTGCAACCCGCCCTTAACGAACAGCCGGCGGTTTGTCTTTGGCGTTATGTCGCGTGCCGCTAATTCCGCCGCCAACGGACCTGTCGGATCAACGCCACCACGCTCGATCAATTCGTTAATCATCGGCGTCTTGCGTAGACCCAGGAACTGTTCCGCCGGAATACCGCCGCGTAGCTTATCGATAGCTACATCGAGCATGTCGAAGCCTGGGAGTTCCTGCCCCGGCGCGGTAACTCTCACATTGTCCCGGCGCCACATTTCGAGCGGAGACATATCCGCGCGCTCACCTCGCGTGGCGTAACGCTCCGCAAGCAATAAGCCATAGAACTGGGCTTCGTTTTCAGATCGTCCCGCCGCCTTGACCTGGGCCTCGACTTCCTTACGGATTGTCTCGACATCTGACATGGACTCCAGATCAATCGCCTCGATCTGGCCCTCCAGGCGCTCCATTTGATCTGCGAAGAAACTATCTTCGTATTCCTGCGCCTCTGCCGCCGTCATGTCACTGTCATCGAAGCGCACATGGTCAGCTATCTCACTGTAGGTTTCGGCACCGGTCAGCACCGCAAAACCATCTGCATCTATTTTTATGTCGCCATCCAACTGGATAGCTTCCGCCATCTCTTCGTTTGTGACGCCCAGGCTTTCCATAAAGCCAGGATCATCTAACTCCTGTGCATATCTATTGAGCGTATTGGCATTGATTGTTACTTCGTCAATGCCATTGTCACGAAAAACCTCCGCTCGATGTTCAGCGGCAATCTCCGGTGCGCGTTCTGCCAGCTTTGTTTTTCGCGATAGTTCAAGGGCATCTTTTAAACGTGCCACCTGACGCTTAACTTTTCTGGCCTTGCGTACATTGTTTAGTTCTTTTCCGCCAAACACAGCAAACTCGGCTGGAGCCATCGCCAGTTCAGCAACGGCTTCCACAACCACTTCGCCCCAGTTCTCGACCTTGCCTTCGGTTTTTAACTGCGCAAGCGCCTCACCGCCGCCGCCTAAAACAGGTTGCGCGACCATGTTAATCAGAATTGTTCTTAGGACGCCGCCATAAATTTGCGAAGCAACGCCACCGGATATTGCATCGAGAGATCCGATAATAGCCCCTCGATCAAAGCCATATTGTTGAGCCTGGAGCATCACCTCGCGATTACTGACAATTTTCTTAATGTCTTCCGGCTTGCTTAAATCGTAACCCTGTTTTGCAAAGTATTCTGCCGGCGAAGAAAACCTCTCTGTTAACGCAGACCCAAAACCCAATGTAACCGCGCCTGCTATAGGCCCACCGGCAACCGTAGCACCAGCGGCAACAGCGAGTTGCGGTGCGAACTCGCCGGCTACCTCAAGGCCCATCAACAATGTTGCGACAGGGTCTGACACAGCCGCCTCGATTGCTTCCCTCGGACCAAGTTTGCCAGCTTCTATAATTGCCTTTAGATGCCCTGCCTGTGCCATCTCGTATTCACTTTGAGACAACGTATTCAATTCCTGCACGCGCCTTAATCGGTACGCAGCCGCCTTTGCAGCTTCCTTTTGCGAAAGCAACCTGGACGTAACGTACCGCTCTGACGCGAGTAACAGATCGAAGGGGTTGTATATCGAAATCGGACTTGCCGCCTGCACGGGGCTTTGCTGGCGCAGTATTTCCATGAAGGATTTATCAGTGTCATCCGCTTGCTGCGCGCTTTCTTCTGCCAGGAACTGTTGAGATCCAGCGGCAATGCGTAACCCGCCGCGCGCTCCCGCGCGACCGCCATATTTTATCGTCGCCTCGACGGCAGACAATTCCTCCGCACTGTCCTGCGCGACACGATAATTATCAGGGTTCTGGAAAAATTTCGCAGTCGCCGGCATTTGTAATGCGCGCACGAAATCATCTCTGTGGGCTTTGTCCGAATACGCTTTCGGATCTTCGTAAATATCATCGACGTTCGCGCCAATTTTTTTTGCCAGCTTCCTGGCGTCTGCAAACTTATTCGGATCAGTATCTGTGCCTAGCAACCGGTTGTTATCTTGCGCGCGTTCCTTCGCACCAGAGGTGAGCGGTGCCGTTAATAATTCAGCGAAATTATCCGCCGACCCTTCAGATCCCGCTACCGGTGGCCTGGGACCAAGCGGTTGTTCATCTCCTATTTCACCATAATTACCAGCCCGTATTCTTGCATCAGCATACCCAGCCGAGGCGGGTTTCTTTTCTTTCTTATCGTCATCATCAATTTTGAGAGGGACTACTGCCATGTTACCGACTCCCCTCTGCCGGCTTGCTGAAACTCATCAAACGCCTATTAGCATCTGCCTTGATCTCAGGATCTACGGCTTGATCCATTACCATTTTCAACGCGATAAGGTGAGCAATCAGCCTATCCTTGCTGTAGTCTTTAATATATTGATCAGCCGCGTAACTTAACCCTCTGCCGTCATACACAGCATTCCGAATTGCTGCGATAGCCCCTCGTATCGACGGCATTTGTTTCTCTGCAAATTCCAGGTCTACCTCTAGCCCATCTCTCTGATCGTCTGCCATGGACGAGTATTCCAGCAGCACTCCGACCGCTGGGTCTATATCATCTGCGCGGAAACTCCTTTCGGTGGATGTAATGCCCCATACATCGTCCTCGACGCCTGCTTTTAGATATAAACCGCGCACATGCTGACGTATTTCTACTTCAGTCGGCCACTTATTATGTTCCGCCTCAAACGCGGTAATCCAAGACTCGACCCTAGCTTTAATCCGATTCGCCGCCTGTGCTTGCCCAGGCGTTGCACCATCTCTAAAACCTTTTCGGGTATTGGTGGGCGCGATATCCCGTATCGCATTCTCCCCTCTAGTATACGCGGCGTCGCTTGTTTGCCTTCTTTCCGCCTTATTATCAGCCGTTCGTTTTAGATTTATTATTTGGTCCCATTGCCTCTTCGACACTTGGCTAGTGTGAGTCATCTTGCCATCAACTACAACAGATGTATCCGTTAAAGAAACCTCCTCCCATTCAGCGTCAGTCATCGAGAGAAGTTTACGACCGTCATCTGTATCACCCTCCGCAAATTTAATCCCGTCTGCCGTTTTTATTGCCGCCCTTTCAAGGTTGCCGAGTACCCCATACTCGGTTGCCAGTATCGCAAAGTCTCCAGGGTTATCCTTTATCCATTGCCGATATGACGTTCCTCCCGTAATCTCCTTGGTTGCCCTCTTCAACGCTTCGTTAACATTAGCTTTCTCCACACTTGCGACCTGGGCCTGTGCAGCCTTAACCAGCGGTGCCACCAGCTTCCGTATGCTTGCCGGCAAACCTTTCAGATCCTCTTGCACCGACTTTAATTTTTCTGGGTCAATCCTTCCATCAGCGGTGGTTATACCCGCATTATTCCGTCCAAGTAGCCGATCCGCTGCCGCAAATGCTGCTTGTTGATCTACACCGGTTTTCAACTTAGCCATCAAGTCCACAGCTTCATCTGGATCGATATCTTTTGCCGCGACCCGTTCCTTGAAAAACTTATCAGCTTCCTCGAATTTACCCTCATTAATCAAACGCTGGACACGCTTCACAGCCATATCTGTAATTGCTGATTTCACCTGGTTTGCGATAACTGCCCTGTCGGTAATGCCAACAGACTTAGCACTTTCTTCCACCTCGCCAGTGACCACAGCCTTTGCATCATGAAATTTTTGCTCATCACCCAGGATGCCGCCGTGCTGCCCTTCTTCGAGACGCGCAGCACGAACAATTTTTTGGAAGTTTTTATTTTGCTGGTCGTGGAATTTAAAGGACGCCTCGATCTCTGCGCCGACCGAATTATCAAACTGACTTCGCAACAACCGCTTAACCGCATCGGTTGGCGCGGTCTTAAAAACATCCTCATAATGCTTACGGACTGCCGCCTGGAATTTCCCTGTTTCCGCAATAGCCTCTTGGTTATTTAGATTGTAATAACCTTTGCGAACACTCGTTGAGTCACTCTCATCGAGCAACCCGCCGTAACTTTCAACGCGCACCCGTCGCATCGCTTCAGTGTCGAGTTCTTTCGCTTGCGCGATATTGTTTTCTTGCTGCGTCTTTAACGCAGTAGCCGCCCACTGGTTGCTGGCTTGCCCCACAGCGTTGCCGGCAGAAACTAACGATCTGCCTATCCCTGCGCCAAATGCGTCTGGGGTTGCGCCTTCGGCGCTTTGGTATGCATTGCCGACATCCCTCACCTGCGTGAGGTTGCCGATATCAATTTTAGGGACGGTAGCCATTAGCTAAAGATCCCCTCTTTTTTAAACCCGTACCATTTATTGGAAACACTACTCGCACCCTCAAACAGCGAAGTCGTCGCACCTATGCGACCGGCTGTAAGTGCATTTCTAGATGCCATGTCTGACAACGCTGCGCTAGATTCGAAGTTCTGCCCCTCGACCAGCAAACCGTATTTCTCACGCTCGACATTCGCCGCGAGGTTCAACGCATCCAGCTTGCCCCATCCAGCCGTTTCCTCGACGATACGTCCTGCACTTTCCTCATCAACAACAACACCCATGCCAGCCTGGGCGGTACGCTGCCGACCCATAAGCTGCGCCGTTTTCCAATTAACTTTGTTAACTTCGGTCCTGCCGCGCTCTGCCGCATCGTGCGCGCGCCATACAGCGACTTGCTGGTTGTTCCTGGCGACCGCCGCCTTATACGCCGCTGACCTTGCATCAGCCTTCGCCTGGGCCTGTTGGCCCATCATTGTTATGCCTGTACTCGCAGCGCCCATAACCAGTGACGCCGTTGCCATTGTTGTAGTGCTAAATGCCGGCATCAGACCGCTCCCGCGTATGTATGTTGCAGTAACCGCAGACCCATCCGCTTATAGATCTTCGGCACTGCGCTAGGACTTCCCGGCAGATGATGCATGACGGCAAACGACACGCCGTGCTTCTTAATGTGCTGACGCAATCGACGCAGTAACGCCATGCCTGCGCGTGCCGGCGCATCCCTTGCCGCCCACCAAAACAACTCATCCGCCGATTTGCGGGAGGGATCAAACGGATAAGGCGCAATCATCACACCCGTACCGCCAACGCACTTGTCATCGTCATAAGCCAGGAAGATCGAAATCAAACCTGTTTTAATCAGCGCATCTATTGCAGCGTCCAGGTTCAAGCGACCTTCAATCGTTTCGATATCCGGCAATATGTCAGGTCGCCCCACATCACGAGCAAACTGCACGGCACCCCAGCGAATATCCCTCATATGCATTTTGTTCAGCGGATCTGCCTGGATAACTTTCATGCTTGCCCCCACCAAAATTTTTGGAAAGGCATATTCAAGAAACCCCAACGGACGGGCGCCGACATCTCGAACCCTAACCACCGTAACCAGCGCAGCGCCTTGCGGTTTCTTACATCCGCATAGTTGGTCAGGTAGCTATATGCTCCTCTCATTTCCTCGAACGCTACTTTGCTGCGCGGAAGGAAAGCGCGCGCGTGCTGATCAATCAGATCCGTACCCAGTAACCAAGGCCGGCCACAATCGCTCATAACGTGCGCTTGCTCGACGCCAAACATGCAGACCACATTGCCATCGGCTAGCCCTGTCATCGGCTCCCGCGACCGAGAGAACGCAGCCGTCGCCGCAAACGATGGACTTATCCCGTGACTTGCAAACACCTCATCGATATCGGCTTGCCGCATGCGACCGCCTAGCTCGATGGCGTGATTCAATTTGGCTGGGACGACCTCGTACATCACCCACCTATTGCAACATCTGGCACAATTGCCAGAACCGTTATCGGTAGAGGATCTGTCTGTCGGATAAACACACGCGCGCCCAGGTTCCAATCTGGCGTGATAACAATTTCCTTATCGCCGGTCAGTAATTGCGTAGGTTGACCAAGCAACTCAAATTCTCGCTGCTTCAACTCGATCAGGTTATCAACATCGGGACCAACGAAACCGCCGCGCGTATCCTCCAGGCGCAACGTAACCTTGCTCACTTTCTTCAATCGATGTTGGACCGTTCCACCTCGCGTAGAGTAATTGAGATCGAGCGTCTCCATGTCTGTCGTATAACCCAAACCGATATGAACGCGGCTCGATGCACGCGGTAACGTGACCGCACCGCTCGACACCACAAGGTCTGGCACAACATTGCCATCTGCCAGCACTTTAACAGTCTCGCCTTCCAGATGATTTAAACCGCTGATCGAGGTCACCGCCTCGCGCGCTTTGCCGCCAGCCGTATACGCCGTATAGGCCGAGCCATCGACGCCAGATAATTCAAACGTGTTTGTCGTTGCGTTCGCGACCGTAAAACGCAGATCGTTGATCTGGCTCATACCTGTTGCGGCACCGGCTGAATTGGTGCCGGTCGTGACATCGGAGATATCGACCAGATCACCATTCGAGAAACCATGACTTGCAGCGGTAATCACAACAGGGTTTGCCGCTGTCGCACCTGTAATCGCGACCGGAACGTCCAGGCTCAAACCACTATCGATGAAAAATGAATCGCGGACATCATCGAAGTACCGAGTATGCAACCGCTCAATATATTTAACCGTGTTACCGTTGATTGTTCGCTCGACAACGAAATAGACGCCGTCCTCTACATCGTTGCTTTCCGGCACCGCGCACACGGATTTGAAAGTTCCAACCGTGTCATGCCGTGTCCAGGCAACGACCTCCTGTTCCCTGTTGTAGGTCAATGTCAACAATGTGCCGTCGCTTTGCACAACCCAGATCATGCTATGCGGGATCTGTTGATAGCCCCATTCAGCTATCGTTTTATTTTCAAATAAATGCGTGGACAGAATAGTGAGATCCCCGCCCACGTAACTATCCGACTCCAACTGGTAACCAATGTTACGAACCATTGAGCCACGATCTTGGACAAACAGGATCGACCCGCCGACCACGATAGGCGGCACATGGCTTGCGCCAACGTAGGTTTGCGGGTTTTGCCGGATCGTGCTGGCGCTAAACGCGACATCGCTACCGGCGTTGATTTTCCATTCCGAACCACTTGTCAGCACGATCAAATCATTCAACGGTATGAAGTGCCGGATCTCATTCAGTTGCAGCGCGCTTAATGCTGCCGTAATCGCGTCATCGTCGCGGCTAGGCGTCGAAGTATTGAAGTTCGATTGATTACCGGTCTGCGTATAGAAAATAGTATCCGGCTTGTTGTTGGTATTCCCAAACACTCGCCGCTGTTGGTAATAGCTAACGCAGCTAGGCTTGTTGTTCGTAAATCTAAACGGGTTCTTTTGTTGCGGCGGCGTGTCGCTCAAATCAGGATCGATGTTGTCATCGATAAAACTGGTGCCTTTACTAGACCCAATAAAACCGAATATGCCGTGATCCTCTTTATAGACATCGTACTTTTCAGCGCCCGCGACCGCCGTCCAGCTAACCGTGATCGTATTGGTTGATGACATCGCGGCGGTGTTCGCACTCGTAAAGTCCCTGGCGAACGTGCCGCCAGACGCATACGCCGTATGGCTTGTGCCGTCCTCACCGCGCAACTCAAACGTGTTTGTCGTTTTATTCGCAACAACAAACCGCCGACCGTTCAGTTCAGTCATCCCAACCACGGCAGCTATATGGATGGTATCGCCATCGTTTAGCGCGTGACTGCTACTGGTGACCACGACAGGGTTGGCCTGGGTCGCAGCGGTAATCGCTGTTGTGCTAACGATCCCAGGCAAACTTTGTTCCTTTGTATCCTCCGCAACCGCCACGACCTGATATGCATAATTGATCGAACCGGCACTTGCCGGTGACGCCGACACGCCGGTCGGAAACGTGATCAACGGTTCGAATGTAGGTGTAGTCAACGTCCAGGTCGTGTGCGCCGTTCGCGACAATTCACGCGGGTCATACATCGGGTGCGCCAACGTCAGAACATCACCAGACTGTGCGAACTTTAATTGTGCCAGAGATGCCGCGTTCCACGGCGTTGTCACAGTAAAGACGCGCTCCGCTTTGCCTGCACTGCCATACGCCGTAAACGCCGAGCCATCGATGTTCGCACCCGTTATCTGGTCTGTAAGTTCGAACGTGTTCGTAGTTTTGTTCGCGACCACATACCGGTTTTGGTTCAATTGCGTCATACCGACAACTTCGGTAATCCGCACCTCGTCACCATTCTCGAAACCGTGGCTATTAGAGGTGATCACAACCGGGTTGGCTTGCGTTGCGCCGGTTATCGTTTTCGCTGTTTCTAGAATATGACCGCCATTGCGGATTGGCCGCATATAGAGGTTTCCAAATTCTAGGATGTAAGTGTCATCGCTCGACGCCTCGAACGGGATCAGGCGAACAGTGTCGGTATGCGATTTAACCGGCCCGACATATTGCGTGCCTGGTCGGTTCGACAATCCGCCGGTCGCATAAACCAGTGCGTTGCGCGCCGTCCGCATCGCGACGGCATACTTCGATACATCGATGCGACCATATAGTGCTGGGCTAATCTCACCCGCTGCAAACGATGGCTGGACAAGCGTCACCATCGAGCGCGTATCCACTCACTATCGCGAGGTGTTTGATCAACGCCTTCCTGGGCCGCGCTGCCTGCCGCCGACCGCAATACATTGCCATAGATCTGGAATGTCTGCTTTGATAGTTCTGGATCACCAGTAACCTGGAAAGCAATGTTAGACGCAATTCGATAACTCAATGCGTCAACGAATTTTGACGAAAACATGGCAGGATCAAGCTGATCGAACGTGTAGATCAACTCAGCGGATTCGAGATCTGACAATATACATCGGGCCGAGCCATCGCTAACTGCCTCGACCGTAAATGCAATCGCATCTGCTTCTTTGCCGACCGGGTTAACGATCCACCGAGCCTTAACGCAATCGCTAGGATATGCGTACCGATAACTCCATTCGGCTGGTGCTGCCTCATCCAATAAGCCCAAGGTCTGCCGCTTCCTGGCAAAGGGCCAATTGAAATCCTCCAGCGTTTGAAGTCGCGAATAATCGAACCACAGTTTCGAGATCTGCGCCTCGCGACTTGCTTCATCGAGCGACTCTATCGAACCCTTCGCACCGATATGGGACAGGCCCATGTTGCAGATCTGAACACTCGATATTGCCGCCATCTATCACCTCAATCCGCCCAGGCTATTCATCGATGATTTTACGAGGCCGGCCCTTTCGGGCCGGCTTCGCGTTTTCATCAATCACCTCCGCGTCTTTTGGCAACACCATGCCATCCGGTATCTCTACCGGATTGGCTGATGCGCGGAAGCGATCTTCGGCAGTAATAAAGTCCCGTTTCAATAGAACTTGCATATGCCGATCACCTAGTTGGTCGCGTCAGGATAGGCTTTCCAACCGTGCGGCTCTGCCGTGATAAAGGCCGAGTAAGTCCCGCCAGTTGTGGTCGCTGTTCCCACAATCAACTGCACACCGAGATAACGCTCATAGGCGTTGCCCTCTAGCGGCAGCGGAATGACCTTTGTGTGACCAGCGGACCAGACCGTAAACGCTTCGGCGCCAGTATCAACGTGACCGGTCGAGGTCGTTGCGTGGATTGCAGCACTGTCATCCGACCGGAGCCGGAATTGCACAGTTGCCGACCCAGACGATGCAAACGCTGCATCAGCCTGGATAACCAAATACAGCGGTTGACCGTTTGCAATGTCGCGAGCGACTTCCAGGTCAACTTGGTTTGGTGCGAGGAATGTGCCAGCGGACTGACTACCGTCAGCGGCGTCGGCAAATTCGAGACGTGAGTCCATCAACATATCAGTTTCTCCTTGATGGGATTGTAGATGATTGCTGTTTTGTCATCAAACAGATTAAGAAACAGTGGCTTCGTCCGGTGCCAACGCATCGGTGCGACGGACGGGTATACCGTCGTACATAACGACATGCTTCCCGCCAACTTGCTCCATCGTCAACGTCGAGTTCGCAACCTTACTGGCAAGCTGCCGGCGCAGGAACGATTTGATCTTGCGCGAGCAATAGAACGCTGGGCGCCCCATCCCAAGCGACGGGATCATCTCGACCGCCTGTGCCATAAGATCCGTTAGGTCAGCAGATGAACCGCTCGAATCTTTTGTAAGGGCCGACTTATCGATGTTGGCAATGCGAACAGCATACCGCCAATCGCGAACTGTGAGTCCGCAATCCCAGCGATAATGTGTCCGGTACGCTTCCATCCGACCACCAGACCCATCGACATCTTCAATGGTCACCTGACCCTTGTCGGTCATGGTAAGACCGGCGACCGAGCCTTTAGGATAGATGCCGTGAACCGTATTCGGACCCCAGCAAATCAGCCAGATCGAGGTGTTGTCGCTACCAGATCCACCGCCCGAAATGATGTTCTCACCATTCGAGGCGCTGGTGCTGTTGTAGCGAGGCGCCAACCCGGTGAACTCAGCCGGTGCCGTGGCTTCGTCGCCAAAGAATAACGTATCGACGTATTCCTGGTTCATGCCTTCCAGGTGTGAGCGGTCTTCCGAAAGTCGGAAAGCAGCAGTGTTACCATTGAGGTCAGCAAGCGCCTTATCGACTTCGGCATACGCCTCCATCATGCCCGTGTTGTCCGTGATTTGGGCTGTGGTTGACTTGGTCGGCTGGACACCACCGTACAATTTACGCCATGTCGGTGCCGGCAAACCGGTACGGATGGTCGTTCTATGACCGGTCGGCAAATTGCCTTCGATCATCGTCGCATCTTCCAAGATCTCATTCGTCTCGTTGAGAATCTCGACAATCGTGTCGATCTTCCCTTGGGGATCGAGCCGCTTGGCAACGTCTGCCAAAGTCGGATTAGTCACACTAAGTGCAGCCATTTCAACTACTCCATTTTATCAATGACAATCATTGCTGTTTTGTCATCGATGGTTGCAAAAAAGGGGCATCAAGGTTCTTGCCCCATCTCTGGGTAGAGGATTTGTTCTGCCGTTCGAGGACCGGTAGTCGCTCTTCCCGGTATCATCGCATCCTCTGATATCGCCTTACCGACCCGTGCCATTAACCGGATAAACTCAGGATGATTTCCCGCACCGGTTACTGACAGCGCGTCAGTCAGTTCGGGTGTTCCAAATTCTTTGATAGCTCGCTTGGCATCGCCAAGGTTTGAATCAAACTTATCGCCACCGATCTCAGGATCAGTTTTGGCTTGGTCTACCCATTCTTGCTGCGTATCAGCCCACAGTTTTTGCTGACTTTCCGCCGCCTCAACAATTGCTGCGGTATAGAGATCGACAAACTTCTGCGCGTTCTCTTGATCCAGGCCGGCTTCTTTTGCAAGCGGTCTGAATTGATCCAGCGCAGCGTCATTCATCTCGATACCCTCTGGCAAAGTGAAGGCGTCATAATCGTCAGGAGCGTCTTGCTTTTCGTCACTTTCAGTGTCCGACTTAGCGTCTTGCTCTTCTGTTTCTGCATCAGTTGCAGCATCTTCCGAATCCGCTGATGACTTGCCATCGAACATGCTTTCAGCTTGTTCCTGTGCCTGGTCTTCAGCAGCGACCTCAACGGTTTCGGTTGCCTGATCGTTTGCAGCTTCGACAGCGGGTTCGGTGTTATCTTCCGCCGTCAGTGCTGTTTCAGTATCAGCCATTCGTCGTAATCTCCTCTTGGTGATTGATCATCATGTTTGCATAAGCCTTCGGGTCCGCAGCCATGATCTCCGCTAAGACCCACAGGCCGACCTCGCGCTTACCTTCGTTGAAGAAGGTCTGCGAGTTGCCGGTGAAAGATGTTTCGTAGAGCTTGCATCGAGAGAGCAACCGCCAGAGAAACTCCGCACCGCCTTTGTTTTCAACAATGTCCCGCATTGCGGACAGTTGATTTTCTCGCTCGATCTTGGCCCTGGTCTTCTTGGTTTTGACATGCTTCTCATCACTCGCGTCATAAATATTTTCTACGCTCACAGGTTCAGTACCTCTTGCAGTGCGTTGCGTTCTGCATTTGCCCCGTCATTAGTGACCGGCGTCTGCGACATATTTCTGCCAGCCTCGCTCGCAGTCTTTGCCATCTCAGCCGCCTGTTGCATTTGCTGCATTTGCTGGCGTTGAGCGCGGATTGCTGCGACAGCTTCTTCATCGCGGATCACGCGAGGATCGACGCCGAGCATCGCGGTGTATTCATCGACCGCCTGATCCATGTCGATCTTGTCCAACACGGATGGATCTGCCGCCGCCAGTTGCGATACGAACATTGCCGTCCGCTCGATGGCACCAGTGCCAATTGATTTCTGCGCCATCGCCATGACTGAGATGTATTCGACCTTCAATGGCATACCCGCTAGCTCGTCCGGTATCGGCGGAAGCAGATCTGCCTTTGCCATGATCGAAAACGTCCGGTCTATTAATGGGTCCAGCAGCGAGTTGTTGAGCCTTTCCAGAACTGGGCCTAACGCCAAAAGTTTCTCCTCATGGCGTTCGTCTATTTCCCGCGCCGTGATCTGTCTTCGATCACTGTTCGCCATCATCAGGAACAGATCTGCGTAAAACGCCTTATTGATCCGCATCTCGACCTGTTGGATATCAGCCATCAATTCTTGGATGCGAGGGTTCACTTGATAGATTGGCTCTAGCCCTTCGCGCGCCTGATCGTTGTCGTACAGCGTCAAGCCACCTGGCAGGGAATTGACCGGGATGTTTCGAAGGCTCGATGGGCCTTTCAATGGCGGACTTGCCAGCTTATCAATCGCCTGCGCCTTGCGCTTTTCCTCTATCTGGAGCGCCTTGATATCGCCTAGTGCCGTCATACCTGGGCAATCAGTGCCGTAGATATCGCCGCCTGTCAGTTCCCATCGAGGAACCATGACAGGAAAATCGTCGTACCCACGTTCACTTAATAAATCGGCAATCGCCGTCGAATGAATGCGACCCAATTCATAATAGACCGAGCGGTATCTCTTGTTCTTGCTGTCTCTTAAATTGAGGTCGCGACCATCGTTTGGCTCGATGCAATGCACGACCGGTCGCCAAGCATCGACGTTGCCTTCGTTCCATAGTTTGAGCGTATCCTCGCCAACAGCGGACAGGCCAAACCGCTGCACGATCTGACCGACCGACATGTCGAATAGCCGATAGAACGTATCGACCTCATACCGGTCGTTCATGCCAATCGAGTATTCACCGATTGGATGATGATAGACGCGGATCACATCTTCGAAATCCTCGACAACGGACATTGCACTGGTGCCAAACAGACCCAGTTCGCGATACAAGATCGGCAGCACCTCATAGAGATTGGACGAGTTGAAGATCTCCCGCATCAGAGCCTCAACATCCGACAACCAGATCCGCACTTCTGTTTTGTCGTTCAGGTCACGGTTATGCGTTGCCAGCTTGAACCAGGGGCGTGCCGGCGAAGTGATGCCTGCCATCATCCCAGACGATAAGGTCTTGAGCGCAAAACCGCCGGCAGAGTTAATGATGCTTTTGTTCTGCTTCTCGCCACGGTTTCGGTCAGTATGCTCAAACCGGCCCCGTCGCGGAGCCAGGAACTGCGCGCACTCTTTCCAATGACTGATGAACGATGACCGCTCCAGTTCGAGAGCGCCTCGACGCTTCTCGAAATGTTCCTTAGCGTTGCGGATGGGGTATTCCATTACATCCCCAACAACGTCTTGCCAGTGCGGTTGGCTTCACCCAATTGCTGACCAGTGGTGAGCAATGTCGATGACCGGCCTTGCGCCAATGCCGCTCGATTACGCTCCTGTTGACGAGATCGTTTGACCGCGTCATCTGTTCTCTTCGGCGGTGCCGCTGGCGGTTGAATTGGTGCTGGCGGTGCTACTGACGGCGCGCTTCCAAAACACATCAGGCGATCTCCTCAAACGGATTGTATTCGGATTTGATCTGACCAATCATCGCACCGCCGGCTGGCATCATTCTTGGTGCCACAGGTTGTGCGTAGGTCAACGCCAGGGCATCAGCCATGTCTGGTGACGCGGCGCCGCGTTTCTTCATGTCACTTTTCTTTTCGAGTAGGATCGCGTTCTGAAGATTGAAGCCGTACTCAATGCCTGTCAGGTCTTCTTTCAGTTCGCGGTCATTAACGATAGCCAAACCATTTGCCATCGCTTCACGCATGTTGCCCCACATCTCAGCCCGCTTGTTGGCGTAGGCTCGATTGGTAGGACTTGACGCACTGTGGACTTCGCGAGGATCGTAACCCAACGCACGCAATTGATCGATCACGCCGCCGCCGACACCACCACCATCAACAAATAATGCATTGGTTTCTCGACCACGGACCTCGAACTCTTTGATGACCTCGATCACTCGACCAGCGACCTGGACTGTGTCGAGGCCACGGAACTTTTTGACCTCCCAGGACTGCGCGTCCCTGCCAATCCTGGGATAGATCACCGTTTGATCATCACCAAATCGCGCAACATCAACGCCTATGATTAATGGTGCGCTGCTTTCATTCCCTGGCATCTGATTGATTGCATTCTCGACCAACTCACTCGAAATGAATTGCAGATCGCCGGCACTGGGGAAGTCGCCACGCACCCTCACCTTGACGAAATCGCTCTCCTCGCCGTAATCCTCAACCCACTTATTGAGTCGGTCTTTGTTGGTGATTGCAACAGACCGGCTATCGATAGATCGCACGTTCCATCGATGCCGGAACTTGCCCTTGCAGTTCTCAAAAAAGCGACCGGTGTTCCTGGTTGGATTACCAAACTGGAACCACATTGGTTCGCCATCAGTCGTGCCGCCTTCAGACACTTCATAGATCTTGTCAGGGATCGCAGATGCTTCGTCAAAAATGTAGAACGGCGTCGAACTGGCTGAATGCAGCCCAGCAAACGCCTCACTGTTTTCTTCACGACAGGTCTGGGCATCGACTCGCCATGTTTCCGGCATATCGCGAAACACCAACGACATCGAGCCGCGACCGCTTGAATAATGAAACCAGTTTCTGGTGATGCAGAGCCGTAGCCATTTGCCCAGTTCTGCCCAGGTTTTGGTCCGTAGCTGTTCAGCGGTGTTAGCCGTTACCACGCCCTTGGCATTGGGCCGCGTGGACATGATCCAGAGTATCAGCCATGCAGTGATCGCAGACTTGCCGATACCATGACCGCTCGACGTTGCGAACAGAATTGGATCGACGGCATTGAACCCGTCGAAGCCACGGGCGCGAACTTGCTCGCCAACGTCCGATAGGAATTTGCGTTGCCAGACATCCGGTTCGCGACCGGCTAGTTCGCCTTCACCCCAGGGGAACGCGTAGTTAACGAAACCCAACGGATCTGCATAAAAATTAGCGAGATCCCTGGCTAGGAGTTCGTCAACACTCTCGTCCCTCTTGATCGATAGTGATGCCACTGCGCACGCGACCTTTCTGTATCGCATCAACTAGCGCGCCGTGTACGTTCACATCTGCCTTCACTTCTGTCGGAATAATTTTTGCCAGAAGCGCGCAAAAAACCCTTGGATCTTCCTTCGCGACTTGCACCAAATAATCAACACCGCCCGACAACTCAAAAGCCTTCGCGATAGCTTCCTTGACATCGAGCGATAAAGTTCGACGGCGTTTCGGCGTACCCGTGTTTGGGCGCGCACCACCGCTTCTTTTAGGCTTACCAGTTTTTCCATTCGCCATATTAAACTCAACTTGGGCATTGACAAAATAACAATACTTGATCCTTGCCGCAATACGCAAAAAAAACCCCCCTGCCTTGGGAAGCAGGGGGGATGAGGAAAGAACACGGAGTCGCGAAGTAGGAAGGGAGGAACCCACAGCGCGTTCAGATACTATCAACGCTTTCCAATATGTCAACGGTCAGTTCGACCGCCTCAGCCGGCGTTGACGCCTTCACCACGTAGGCATGATGATCCAGGTCGCGCAGCCCTTTGAGTCGTTGCTTCTGCGTCTTCGACAACTGACCCCTGGCGGTCTTCATCTCGATGAACACCGTTCGACCGGCATCGAGGTAGATCCGCAGATCTGGTTCGCCCGCCGCCATGCCCAGCGCCTTGCGCCTTGCGCCATCACGCGCAGACCGCCGACCAGCATTCTGATCGGCGGCAAACATGTAACCGGATTTTCTTAGATGCTGCGCGACAGCCATCTGGAGATCATCTTCACGCCAACGTATCGTGGCGTCTGCCCAGTTCGACTGCGATAGTAGTTGCTTAGTACTCATCCCTAACGAGCCGCACCTTATACCCCAAATGATCCGCCACGCGGTACAGCACACTCAAATCAGGCCGGCGCCGTCGTAATCGATAGTTGCTGATCGTGGCATGCGACACGCCAGCCGCTGGGCCAAAATGCGTATCGGGCATTTGCTGTAGGTCGATCAACTCCAGCATTTGCCTTTCGACAGTACCCCAGGCATACGGTTTTAACTCGCTCTGCCGTACAGCACTGCCACCTTCCACCACCTCAAGATCTGGCGAAACGGCTTCACCATCCTCCTCAATCGATACCGCATGTGGGTAGTCCTCTCTTGCGTCTGCCATTGTCTCGTATCTCTCCCGATAAACTTTCTGACCTTCGTCGCATTGCATGCACTGGCTACCTGACCAAGTCTCCCAGGTGCCATCGCATTCGCCACATTCAACAGTTATCACAAACATCTACACCCTATCCACGATTGTTGCTTTGTCAATGATTGCGGTAAAAAAAGAGCGCGGCTAATTACGCCCAAACCCAATAGGACTACCGTGAGGATCTCTGTTCGCTTGAAATTCAATCGGCGTATTCATCATTCCCCCTTTCGCGTTCTCTCAACAGAATAAGACCTTAAAATTCTAAAGCACGGAAATTTTGCGTGTACTTCGTCGGCGGTATAATAGTGACCAATCACCCGCGTACGATTCCGACCACGATGCTCCATGCGGTAGAGGATGGGGCCGGCAAGACCTTTCTTGCCGACTTCCAATACCGCATGGAGATTTTTACGCCTCCGCGCCATCGATGATCTTGTCCAGGTCTGCCCTGGTCACCAAACCAGCATCGATGCACTGCTCAAGCAACCAGCGCATGTTGATGCCGCCGCCGAAACCGGGACGGACACACCAGGACGCATCGATGGCATCCAAAACCTCGATGCCACCCTCTTCACGCCCCATGTGCGCGCTGGCAACGCAATCCATCAAGGTCAGAAACGACCCGTCAGGCAGATCCGCCAAGACGCGGAGATCGTCATCCGCGCGGAGACGCTCACGCAGCGTATCCATTGAGGTTTTCACGAAGGGTAATACCTCCGCGAGACTGATTTTGTGGTTCGAAACTGTTTTCATATGCATCTCCCTAAGCAAAAATTGAATACATCATTAACAAAGTCACCAAAAACAAACCCCAGACCGTGGCCTCGATTGCCGTTTTAAGCATCGATCCAGATCTTTTGCGTGGCGTACTGGATGTTCTTCTTTTCCGCCAGCCACGCCGGAACCAGGATTGCGTCATGGTAGCCGTCCTCGCGGATCTGGCTGATGGGCAAGATGTC